TGCGCGGGCAAGCCCCGCCCCCACCCGTACTAAAACCCCCCCCGAGCACCCCAGCCGCCGCAATGATGGCATTAATCCCCATCACCACCGGCCATGCGACAAGGCCAATCCCGCCCATCACACCAATCAGCGCCAGCGCGCCCCCGACCACCACGCCGATGGTGGTCGCCAGCCCCTGATTTTTCTGGATCCAGCCGTCGAGCCTGAGCACATATTGCGTGGCCGTCTGCGTCAGCTTACGCAGTGAGCCCTCCTGCTGATCAAACAGGTCAGTGCCGACCGCCTCATAGGCGGACTGAAATTCTTTAAAGTCGCCGCCGAGGTTATCCTGCATAACCTTAACCAGTTCTTCCGTCTTACCGTCCGAGGCTTTAAACGCGGCGGTTAGCTGGTCGAGCTTGCCGCTCGATGCAGCGGCCATCAGAACAGCGGCCGCCGAACTGGCCTCTTCACCGAAAATAGTTTTCATGTATTCGGCTTTCTGACCCGTTCCGAGATTGTTCTTCTCGAAACTGCGCTGCATTTCCTTCAGGATGGAAAATATCGGACTCGTATTGCCTTTGCTGTCGGACGTTTTAATGCCGAGCTCTTTGATGGCGTCGTAGGCTTTACCGGTAGGTGCCTGCAGGCGACTCAGAACGGCACGGCTCCCTGTACCCGCCATTGAGCCGGTGATTTTAGAATCGTGCAGCGCCCCCACCATTGCGGCGGTTTCTTCGATACTCACCCCGGCATTTTTCGCCACCGGCGCGGCATAGGTCAGCGCATCGCTCATCCCGTCAAAGTCAGCGGCGGTTTTGTTCATCGTCATCGAGAGAACATCACCAATATGCGCGACTTTATCGTTAGAGAGCTGAAACGCGGATTTCATGCCGGTCAGCAGCGCGGCGTTCTCTTCCATCGTGCGCTTGTTGGACAGCGCCATATTCAGTGTCACCGGCGTCGCCGCCTGAATGGCCGCCGCATCGCCGCCGCTTTTGGCAATGATACTCTGCGCACCCGCCGCATCATCGGCAGAGGCCGCGGTATTGTCACCGAGCTGGCGCGCCTGTTTACGCAGCGCCTGCATTTCGGGCGACTGTTTGTCGACACCGAGCACTGCCTGCAGCTCTGAGTTTTTCTGAGCAAATTCATAACCCGGCGTCAGCAGCTTAACCCCGGCCAGGGTTTCTGTTGTCGCAATACCGACCCCGGCCGCGCCAGTCGCCGCCATGCTACCGGCAAGCGATTTACCGGCCTGATATCGCTCTTTCACCCGGCTTAACTTTGCCTGCTGTGCGCTGACTTTCGCCAGTGCCTCACGCTGACGATTGAGCTGTGCGGTGGTCTCACTGATGCGCGATTTAAGCCCCCGCTCATCATTTGCCAGATTGCGGGTATTAATCCCGACAGCACCGAGCTCGCGTTGTTGGCGTTTAACAGACTCCGTGAGGCTGTTGTATTTCGTCTGCAGCCCGTCGGCGGCACGCTTTGCCGATTCAAGCACCTGCGCCTGCGCACGTGTCGGGCGCTCGGTGTTTTTAAACTGTGTGGCAAGGGCTTGAGCTTCCTGTTTCGCTTTCTCAAGCGAATGACCGGTCACGGCAAGCTGTGCGCTGGCTTTGCGGAATCCGTCAATACGGGACGCCTGCGCGTTAAGTTCGCGCAGGCTTTTTTGTGAATTGCGGATATCACCGGACAGGGATTTGCTGGCGTTCTGAATCGCTTCAAGCGGGCGGCTTGCCCGGTCGACTGCGTTCAGCAGCACCTCGATTCTGACGTTATTGCTCATGATGGCTTCCGCTTCGTTGCAGCGCCTTATCGCGCCATGTCAGGAGTTCGGTCACGCTCAGGGAATTTAGCTCTGATGGCGGCCAGTGGAAGATCACCGCAATATCCGCCATCAGGTCATCGACCGACAGTTTTTCCGGGAAGGTCAGCGACCCGAAGCCGGTGACAAAAAACCGACCACCTTACCGGCCAGCGAAATCAGGTCTGACGCATCCAGACGCGTGAGCTCGTGCTCGGTCAGTGCCGGATACGTCATGCGCGGCAGCACCTTAATCAGCGCATCAACATCGGAACTTGCCAGCGAGGCCAGCGATACCCCGCGCAGGGTTCCCGCGTTCGGTTTGGTTAAGGTGACCTGCTCAATTTTCTGCTCACCGCGCATCAGCGGGGTGTCAAAAATAACGACATTCGGATTAACGTTTTCAGTCTCAGCAACAGCAGCTTCATTGATATTTTTCATTTTCTCTCTCGTCAGAATAAGTGACCGGCCAGTCCCGCTGACCGGTTGAGGGATTACAGGCCGATCGCCTTGCGATGTTCTGCCATACGGTCGACACCATCGACTTTCAGCACCATGTTGATCACGTCAATCTCGATGACTTCTTTGCCGTCGATCGTGAGCTGGTAATAGGCGCACTCGGTCGCCATTTTGGTCGTGCCGCTTTCGCCCTGCTTGTTCTCACCGCCGTCGTATTCTTTATGACGGCCACGCATCACCACTTCGACGGCAGAAATCGCACCGGTGTCGTCACGCTGATAAGAGCCGGTAAAACGCAGCGGCACGCTGTCAGCACCCGGTGAGGCGTACTGCGCCCACAATTCAATGTCAGGCAGACCGCCGAGTGTCCACTCAAGCGACAGCGCATCATCATCGAGGCCGAGGTCAACCGACACCGCCCCCGGCATCCCGCCGCCGCGGTATTTATCCAGCTTGCGGGTCAGTTTTGGCAGGGTGACGGATTCAACAACGCCCATATAGCTCAGGCCATCGTTGAACATATTCAGGTATTTCAGTTTGCGGGGTAACGCCATGCTCAGAGTTCCTTAGCTGTTGACCGAGTCCGACAGGTTCGCCAGATAGGTATCGGTGATGCGCTGGCGCAGGGTCAGGTTTTCCAGCGGCGGGACGGGGGTGTAGTCGTAATCGATATACAGTTTCCCCACTTTCAGGGTCGCGGTGTCGTTCGACTCCGGGTCGTACCAGCAGAAACCGTCAACAATATAACCACTGGTTTTCAGCTCGCGGAATTTGGCATTGATACCGGAAACAATGTCGCGGATGAGGGTCGGGGTAATGGGTTTATCCATCGCCCACGCGTGCGCCTCCGCCATCGTGTCGGCCAGTACCTGCGCGGTGCGGGTGTAGTTCTCAAACAGGAAAAGCGGATCATCCGAGCAGGTACGGTTTCCCCAAAATTTGAAACCATCATTGCGGATAAGCGTAGTGACACCGGCCTGATTCAGCAGGTTGGCGTCGGTCGCCGGTTCCTGCAAATCCCACGATACCGAGGCGCTGACGCCGGTCACACCGTTAACGCCAACGTTAGACAGGGTTTTATGCCAGCCGACCGTCTGGTCGATTTTGGCACGCAGGCCGAGTGCGCGCGCCGTCGCCCAGGCGGTTGCTGTCGCGTTCGCCGTGGTGTCCCATGCCAGAAAATCAGGGAAGATGACCATCAGCTCGCGCTGGCTGAAATTCTCGCGGTAGTCGATGGCATCGGAAATGGTTTTACAGCCCCACGCGCTGATATAGCCAAAGGCGCGCAGGCTCTGACAGGTGGACGCGAGTGCGGTCGCCACCTCCTGTGAATCCAGCCCCGGCACGCCGAGAATCCGTGGCTTAACGCCGGTGACGGTTTTCGCCGTCAGCAGGGCTTTCAGCCCGGTATATTTGCCGTTTTCGTCGGTGGTGCCGATGATATTGGAAATGGTCTGTTTGTGTGCCGCTTCGGGGTTCTCCGGATCTTCAATACCTTCGGCCACACGCACGGCCACGATGACCGGCTTGCACTGGTCAGCAATAGCCTGTAGGGACGTCGACAACGTGCCCTTTTTGCCAGCCTTACCGATAGCGCTCTGCACGTTCGTAATGAGCACCGGCTCATTGAGGGGAAATGTTTTTTCGTCAGCATCGCTGGCCGTACAGACCATGCCGATAATGGCGGTTGAAACAGTGGAAATGGTGCGCACGCCATCGTTAATCTCGATGACCTGCACGCCGTGATGATAGTCGCTCATCCGTTTAACTCCGTGGTTAAGGGGTGAGTGATATTTTCTGTTGTGTGGTGAGGAGGGGCTATTTGTCAGGGTTGGCTAAGGTCTGGCACAACAGCGGTGAATATTCGGGCAGTCACGATATTTGTCAGTTAATCTGGATGATTTTATGTAATCATATGTTGCGAGGGTGCATCGGGATGATGCAAAAACATAATGTAATACAGAAAATTACTGTTCAGGGCTGGTCATGTTTAAGTACGTTTTAGCTTTAAATTTTATTTTTTTGGCAATACACACAACCTGCTGAATTACTGGAAAGCGGAGGTTATCAGAAGAGAGAAATTTTCATTGCACCGTCTTTTAAGAGAGAAAAAACACCGGGGCAGAAATTTTATTTTTTGGTGGCGTCTCGCAAATGAGATGTATTTGAACGGTGGGAAATTACAAAAAAAAAGCGGCTAAGCAAATCAATGCTCACCTGATGGAAAAATTTGGCTGCGAAATATCACTTGGTGCAAATATTGGAAAAGGATTAAAAATCCCACACCATCATGGAATTGTAATTCATCATTTGGTAGACATAGGTGAAAACTTAGTCATACGCCAAAACACAACAATCGGTCAAAAAGACAGCGATGGCAAATCATTCAAATTGCACATTGGGGATAATGTTGATATCGGTGCAAACACATGTATTGTCGGACTGAATCATACAATTGGAAATAATGTGAAAATTGGAGCGATGTCATTCGTTAACTGTGACATCCCGGATGATTGTACGCTTGTTACGACTAAAACGACCCGATTCATTAGCCATAACAACATATCATAACAACGGTGTCATCAAGGGTAGCCTAATCATCATGACTACCCTTGATGCGAATGTTAAATTTCATCCGGCCAGATGATTTCCGGTGCCTCGTAAGGATCAACACGGTTTAGTCGTACCCTGTATTGTTTCCATGCCTTTAATTGCGAGATTTCACTCTCTGTTGCCATGTCAAAATCGACAGCGTCCTGTAAAGTCGCAATATTCTCGTTTGCATTTTTTAAAAGTGTATTTTTTAAATTCTTCGCATCCTCAATCTGTGCATTTTGCTTTGCAACCGCATCATCAACCCATGCTTTACCATTCCATTTTTGCCACTGATTTTCAGGTGCAGCGGTTGTCGTCCCTGTCGGATATTTACCCGGTTCGGTTATCTCCACCTGGTGACCTGTTTCGGTGTCAAAGACAATCTCCCCCCGGTGATCTTCAGTGGTATTCCAGCGCCCGTTTTCAGTGTCATAAACGGGAATACATCCCGCGCTGGTTTCTGGCGGTTTTTCACTGGTACAACAGGCAGGAAGTCCGGTAAATGGTGGGATCAGGGCGTCACCTTTTCCAATAAATTCACAGGTATCTGCGCGATAGTTATAAACAGTAATTGTCCGGCTTTTCCCGGTCATTTTGAAAGTCATCAGGCAAGCCTCACGATATAGTTGAATGCGATGTTTTTGACGGTGTTTTCAGCGTTACCGGCTGCGTTGACAGTGATGTTATGTCCGTGAGCCCCTATTGCCACAGTATGACTGTGCGCACCAATACCAACATTATGGTTGTGGGCTCCGATGGCTACAGTATGGGCGTGAGCTCCGGCAGAACCTGTTGCCGTGGACGTATATTGAGTTGCCAGTCGTCCGGATGTTAGCGGGACTTTCCCACCTTGGTTAGCACCATCTGACGTTGGTATCGGATGCGTGTGCGCCCCTGTGTTATTGGTGGTTTTCGTCCCGTAATCAAAGGTCGTGGTGGTTTTCGTTCCGTGGTCAAAAGCACTGGTGGTTTTCGTCCCTAAGTCGGTATTCGATGCGGTGGCACCGTGGGTATGCGATTTAATGCCGTCCTGTTCCTGAGACAAAATTGCACGCCCACTTGCGGGTTTACCTTTGATTGTCCAGCCCCGCATATCAGGAATAACACCCGATGGGTACACCACAGCAAGCAGCGGATACGCGGCTTTATCAAAGGTTTGTCCCTGCATGACGGCATAGCCAGCAGGAATGCTGTCAGACGGCCACGCAACAGGAGCGCCTACCGGAAAAACATCATCAGGCGTCCACGGTGTCCATGCGCCTGTTGAATACTGGCTGCGCGAGTAGCTCCGGGAGCTGTTATAAACCCGGTATACCTGAGTCACTCCGGCATTTTTATAAATGATCAGCGTCCCGGCGTTATTTTCAGGGTAATGTCTGGCGGCTGAGGTATTGGCGTTCGCTGGCTGAAAGTAAATACCCGGCGTTTTCAGGGTATCTCAATCCTCCATTACCAGC